AACCAAACTTGGTTTATTGGGTCAATTGGGGGTAGTTCATTTTTTATGGATGCCAATTTAGGTCAATTCAGAATTTACAAATCATTAAGAACTACATCTGAAATTTTAGATGAATATAATAATACAAAATCAAGATACGGTCTCTAATTCAACCATAAAATTAGAGTGAGTAATGAAAATATTATTTTCATCTGTAAGTGTTATAAATTTTAATATAAATGAATTAAACTTACTTTATAATTCTGCGAAAAAATTTTTTTTACAAAACCATACTTTAGATTTTGTTTTATTTTCTGACATTGATATTAATATAGGTGGTGTCAGGACTATTAAAATAGATACTCCACATATACAATCTACAAATTTTTATCAGTTTTTAAAAGTTTTAACTTTAAATGAAATTGATATAAATGTATATGATTATATTTTTGTTAATGATAACGATCAAATGTATGTAAACTATGTTGAGGAATCTGATATTTTAACAAATGAATTATGTATACTATCTCATTTTTATCCCTCAGTAAAAACAAAAGATCAAATAATTTTATGGTCTGATATTGTTGAGATAAATGATCCGAACAAACAACATACTATGGGTAATTTTTTTGGTGGACCTAAATTTCTTATGCAACAATTTTTAAACTTTTGTAATAATTTTTGGGAAACTCATAAAGATTATAGTTTCAATGGGACTGGAATTTTTTCAGTATATCCTGAAGAAGTTTTATTAATAAAATTTTTAATAGATAATAATATTCAAGAAAAAAGGTTAATATCACAATTACATTTTGAAAATAAAGGATTTATGACTAATATAAACGCCTACGGGAATCTAATTGAAAACATAAAAAACTTTAAGTTAATCCACAATACAAAACACGATTTAGATTTTTCACAAAAAATATTTGATTTAGTAAACTAATTTTTTTTATTCAAATAATTTTTGTTATTATTGTAATATAAGACAAACTGTAATTAAGTTTACAAGCTAATAGGTCACATTAAAATTATAACATGAAAGAGATTATTTCTCAAGAAGTTATCGAAAACTTCTTAAATGGTGCCGATGCAGAAGAGTTCATTGTTGGTGTTGAATATGATTATCCAACAAATAAAATTTACAAAATTATACAAGATCCTGTTCAAGGAAAAATTATTAAACAAGATTCATTTATTCCGTTTCTTTGGGTTAGTGATTTAAGTGGTTTGAATTTTTATAAAAATTCGAAATCATTACAAAAGAAAAAAATGAATGAACATGGTATTATAATTGAAAAATTAGAAACCAAAGGTAATGAACGTTTAGAAAATGGTTTAAAGTTTTTAGTAAAAAGTATTAAGAGTTATACAAACCTTACAAGTTTTTTTAGGGAAGGTGGTTTAGATCCGTGGGATGATAAATATAGACAATACTTTCAGGTTTTATCACCCGTAGAACAATATTTGATAGATAAAAAGAAAAGACTTTTCAAAGGTATAGATGACTATTCTGATGTTTATAGATTTGTATTTGATATTGAAACGACAGGTTTAGAACCTGAAACCAATAAAATAATTTTAATTGGTGTAAAAGATAATCGAGGTTTACAAAAAACAATTTCTGCTTTTGGTGAAGATGGTGAAAAAAAATGTATAGAGGAATTTTTTGAAATAATTAAAGAACAAAAACCTACAATTATAAGTGGATATAATTCAGCATTTTTTGATTGGCCATTTATTTTGAAAAGAGCAGAAATACTTGGTGTTAATGTCCAATTATTGACAAGTATTTTTACAAGTAAAGGAATTATCGAAAAAGAGGGAGTTTTAAAACTAGCAAACGAAATTGAACCTTATACACAACATGTTATATGGGGTTTTAATATCATAGATATTGCTCACGCTGTTCGTAGAGCACAGGCAATTAATTCAGAAATTAAATCTTGGGGATTAAAATACATAACAAAATATTTGGAAAAAGAAAAACCAAATCGTGTTTACGTTGATGGTGCATGGATTTCAAAAATTTATCTTGATAATGAAAGTTATTATATTAATCCAAAAACTGGAAATTATAAAAAAATTGGTGAACCGGGAACTGAGGGTTTACTTGAAAAATTTCCTGGCAAATACGAAATATGGCCTGGCAGAAAAATTGTAGAACAATATTTGGATGATGATTTGTACGAAACTATGATTGTTGACGATTCGTTTTCACAATCTACATTTTTACTTTCTAAATTAGTTCCGACAACATATGAAAGAATTGCAACAATGGGAACCGCAACATTATGGAAGATAATCATGTTAGCTTGGTCATATGAAAATAATCTAGCGATACCATGTAAAGATGAAAAACGCGCAATTACAGGAGGTTTATCAAGATTATTAAATGTTGGTTACTCAAAAAATATTGTCAAATTTGACTATGCATCTCTTTATCCGTCAATTCAACTTGTTTATGATGTGTTTCCTGAATGTGACGTAATGAGTGTACAAAAGTCGATGTTGAAATATTTCCGTGACATTCGTATCAAATATAAAAGACTTGCTGGCGAACTTACAAAGACAAATCCTGTTGAAGCGGAAATGTATGATCGTAAGCAATTACCAATTAAAATTTTTATTAATGGATATTTCGGTTCACTATCCGCGCCACAAGTATTTCCTTGGGGTGATATGAATATGGGTGAAACAATTACATGCACAGGTCGTCAATGTCTTCGTATGATGATTATGTTCTTTATGAAGAAAGGATATAAACCTCTTGTAATGGATACAGATGGTGTCAACTTTGAAATGCCTCTAAATGTTGAAAATACTATTTATGTTGGTAAGGGAAATAATGAATTAGTGGAAAAAGATAAAGAATATTGGGGTGTTGAAGCGGACACTGCCGAGTTCAACGACATATTCATGAGAAATGAAATGGGGTTGGATATTGACTACTTTTCTTCAGCGAGTATTAACGTTTCTCGTAAGAACTACATCATTAAGTTGTTAAAAAAAGGTAAAGAAAAAATCAAATTAACAGGTAATACTATTAAATCAAAAAAGTTACAACAATACGTTGTTGAATTTTTAGATGAAGGTTTAAAACATTTATTGAATGGTGATGGAGTTGCATTTATAGAATTATATTATGAATATGTTAATAAAATATTTAGTAAAGAAATTCCATTATCCAAAATTGCAAACAGGGCTCGTGTTAAACAATCAATCGAAGATTATAAAAAACATATAAAAAAAACAACTAAAGCGGGATCATTAATGTCAAGACAGGCACATATGGAACTTGTAATATTAAATGATTATCCGGCTGGTTTAGGTGAAACAATTTATTATATTAATAATGGAACAAAAAAGTCATCAGGAGATGTTCAAAAAATTTCTAAACCAACAAAAAAACAACAAGAAGAATACTTACAAAAATATAATAAACAAATACCAAATGATTTCATTGAAATAAATTGTTACATGATAATGGAAAAGGAAATTCAAAATAATCCCGATATGACAGGTGATTATAATGTTCCTCGTTACATGAATATTTTTAATAAAAGAATTGAGTCATTGCTTTGTGTTTTTAAACCAGAAATTAGAGACGAAATATTAATTGAGGATCCAAAAGATAGACAATATTTTACTAAACTACAATGTGAATTAGTAAATGGTTTTCCACTAAAAGAAGGTGGTCAAGATAAATTTGAAGAGGTGATGACACTTTCAGACTCTGAAGTTTTATTTTGGAATAGGGTAAAAAAAGATCCATTCTTTATGTATGTTGATAATAGTTTAGATTTAGTTGATAAATATTGGGTAGATCACAATAGAAAAGTTGTATCATTACAAGCAAATAGTACAATAAGTAATGAAGATGAAATTATTGAAAGTAATGGAAACGATTTTGCTTATCATGCGGTAGAAATTTAAATTATTTTATAAGTGACATTTACTCTTGTAATTTAATATCAAATTACATTAAATGGTGATTGCATTGGTCTATATTTCAATGACTTGTTTAGATTTTCTGCTTCGTTACCTTTTCTTTCAAGTATTTTTTCAGGACGAAGTCTCTCAAGTCTTTGCATTAATTCTTCGATAAGTTTTGATCTTTCATCTTTTGCTTCAGTAAGTAAAGTTGAATAATCAAGTTTAATTGTGCTATCGGGAACCTGTAGATCACCTGAAAATTTACCCCATATTCTGGCCAATCCTTCTTTTGCAAATGTTATAAGATATTTTCTAACCCAGTTTTGTGCTGGTCTATTTAAAATGTCCCATGTCAACATTTCTGTTTCAACGTCTGATGGAAGTTTGACAACATCAGCATTTTGTTCTAAACACGTATCTCTATCGAATGTATCATAATACCAATACCAAACTTTGAAATTGTTATTTGTTATTGAAGCAAAGTCAAATCTCCCTCCTGGAACGTTGTATAAATGAACATTTTTTGTTCCATTTGGACCCGCCGTAATCCTGTAAGTTAATTCACCACCAATTAATCTGTTTTTAAGATTTCTATCTTGCATTCTTAACAATAAATCAAATGCCGGTAAAAGAAAATATGATCCTGAAGAACCAACTTGTGCAAATCCACCAACACCACCAAATCCAACGCCACCAAGACCACCAAAACCACCTAAGAACGGATCAACTATTGAGTCTGTTAATTCTGATCTCGTAAACCATAATAATTCATTAATTTCTCTGCCAGCAGGTATTGTGTAGTTTTGGACTCCTCTTGTTAATTCAAAATAATCTTTTTTAAGTTCCCAAGGTCCGTTTGATTGCAAACCAACAATTTTAGAATATGAATAGGAATATTGAGTTTCATACTCTAAACTTCTTGTTGTAAAAGCTCTTGAAAGAGACTGAGCATCAACATCCAAACCAACTAAAGCGGACCACTGAGATTCGATTAACCAATCATTTACATACTGTTCGTATTCTGACATGGATAATTCTAAAAAAGTGTCCATTTGTTCCTCTGTAAGTTCAATACCTCTAACTGGCATACCTAAAAGGTGGAAAACTTGTGTATATAGTTTATCTTTTTGATCCTGTGTGATTATTGTCGCGGACATAATTTCTTTGTATATTCTAATAAATAGTTTAGATTTGTGAATATGATAAGAGACCAATTTGTGGAAATATATAATAAAAAAAAGTTGGTTAGGGATTTATTAAAAAATACCCTAAACGAAGTTTTACCTACAGTAGATTTTTCAAATACTGCAAAGTATAGATATAACAAGATTAAAGGTGGAATAGAAATAAATTTGTCTGGTTGTTGGGTTTGGTCTTGGATGAACACCTTAAACACAAATTATTCATGTTTATATTTGTTGATTGATGAAATTAACAGAATTGAACCAAAAAAAATTTTAGGTGATTATTTAGAAAATAATACGGAAATCACTATAGAATATTTTAAATCGTGTTTGATAAAACATAAACAGGTTTTTTTTACTCGTGGTTCTAATATTTTTAGAGACATGTTTTTTATTACACAAATGACATGGAATAAAGGTCTTATATCGGTTATATCAGGTTTAATAACATTTTCAAAAAATTTTAAAATTGAAAATTTTAATGTTGATTACAAAAGAGGTCAAATAGATGATATGACCAAAGGATGTGATTTAGAAATATTCTTCGATGGTAGAAAAAATAAATGCCAACACAAAATTTCCAAACTATATGATAAAGGTGGTTTTTTCATTTCAAATAATTTTATATATAGTGAAGAAATATATAGAAAACATGTAGATTTAATTTCGATAGAGTCAGACGAAAAAATTTATTTGTTTCATAATTCAAAAGATAAAAATTTATGTGGAACAGATGAAAGAGGTAATTTTAAAATATATAAATCAATATTAATACATCCACCAATGTATAAAGAAAATCAAGAGGTAACAAAGTTTTTAACAATGTTAAATCAACATTGTTTTACTAAAAAAATCATATTTGAATTTGAAAAGGGAGATGTTTTGGAAAATTATTTCGAGGATGTAACAAATAATAACGTGAGAATAATCAAACTTTTTTTAAATAATTTTGATGACGACAATTTAGTAGAAAAAATTAAAAATCAAATAGACAAACTATAACAACTCCTTAATTAAATCTTTACTAAATGTTTCAGAATATTCTCCATCACCCATAACCTGATCAATTATATTCTTTTTCTTCTGTAGTATATTGTATATTACCTTTTCAATCGTATTTTCAAATACAGGATAAAAAACTAAAACACTATTTTTTTGTCCGTATCTATATGCTCTGTCTTCCGCCTGACTATGATGTGCCGGAACAAAAGATAAATCGTTCATTATAACTGTTTCCGCTGCTGTCAGCGTAATACCAACTCCACCCGCAACTATATTAGAAATAAATATTTTTACCTTGTCTTCGTTTTGAAATCTGTCAACCGATTCTTGTCTACGTTCTTTATTCATTCTACCATCAAGAATAACCGATTGTTTTTTGTATTTTTCGTGTAACATATCTAAGGTCATTGTGAAATTAGTAAACACAATAACTTTTTTACCTTGTTCCAAACAACGATCAATCAGTTCGCATGTATAGGGTATTTTTTCATATGAAATAAGTTGCCTCACTTTCATGAGACGATTTAATGTTACACTTACAGTATCAGTTTCTTTATTTTCTTTACTTATTCTAGTAAATTCTTCTAATTCTTCATCGTACATTTTTGAATTTAATTCAACAAAAATTGGTGTTACAATTTTTTCAGGTAAATCAAGAATATCTGTTTTCATTCTTCTCAAAACAACATTTTTTGTTCTCTCTCTCAGTTCGTCTAAATTACTTGCGCCGCTTGTATTCCAAACTTTTCTATTACCAACCCTAAATTGAAATCCTTTACAATATCTTCTTACATATGTTTGCCAATTTAATGTAAGCGGTGACCCAACAATTTTTAATAAATTGAAATAATTTATTGGTCGTGATGTCATAGGGGTTCCTGTTAATAACCAAACTTTTTGTATTGTGTTCAAAACATCATTTAAAAGTCTTGTTCTATTTGCAGTTGTATTAGAGATATAGTGTGCCTCATCTACTATTGCAATATCAAATTTTTCATTAACCAATAATTTATAATCTTCACTATCTTCGCTTTTATCTGTTGTATGATAATTTTTTAATATATCATAGTTTATAATATAATAATCAAAAGTAGATCCCCATTTTCTACCTTCCACAATTAAAATTCTTTTATCTGAATAGTTTTCAATCTCTCTTTTCCAATTTATTTTCAAAGAAGCTGGACATACAATCAAGACTTTTTTTACACTACACTCTAAAGAAGCTATTACCGCGGATGTACTTTTACCCAAACCCATATCGTCAGCAAGAATAAACTTATCATTGGCCAATAATTTTTCTATTGCAAACTTTTGATGTTCCATCGGTGGCCGATTTGAATATATTGAATAATCAATTTCTCTATTTAATTTTTTTTCGGGTTGAACAACCGCAGCTTTTGGTAACCAAAATGCACTATTATGTTCCGAATCTAAAATTTTACCCCAAATATGATATGCCTTTTCGGTTTCACACAATAATTTTTCACACCATATTTGTATAGGTGGAATTGGTAGTAATTTATCTTCCTGAATTTTTTCACCAAATGTTGAAACTATTTGTATATGCTTTCTCGCAACTTTAGGTGTTGTTTCTTTATATTTTAAAACATATTCGGCTTGAGGTCTTGTTAATTTAAAGTTTTTTAAATCAATAAATTTACGTTTCCATTCTAATAGTTGATTATTAGAACCGTCATATGTTGACAATATTTCTCTTGCTTCTATTTCCGGTATCATAATTGAACAATTAAAATATAAATAATTTAAATATAATACTAAACTATTTACATAAGATGGGTGCCAAGTTCTATTCAGAATCTATTTTAATATTCCAAAAGTGTGGAACTAGGTTTTTTAAAAAAACTGAACCATATTTAGGATTACCCCAAATCGTATCTCCTTTTTACAATTCAGAGTTTGATTGGAACAAAGTCAAATATGTGATTGTAAGACCTCCAAGTGACGTTTTTTTATCTTCATTACATACAGAATACTTTAATATTAAAAGAATTGGTGGATCTGAAATTATAATAAATAAAATGTTGGATGTGGTTGAAGGAGGTGGTCATTTTCATCCAAAACAAAACGAATATCTTTACCATTATTGGTGTGATTATAATTTCAAAACTATTAATATCTCTAATTTAAGTTTGTTTACAAAATTAATGACAGGAATAGAAATTTCTATTGAAAATTCAGATACATATTTAGAATTTTCAAAAAATATTACAAAAGAAAAAACATTTAATTTTTTTAAAGAAAAATATCTAAAAAAAATAGAAAAATTATTACGTTTGGTTGAAGAAGATAATATTTGGTATAAAAGGTTATTGGAAAAATCAAGACTGACTTCTTTTTAAACTATTTATTAGTATATGGATAATAAACTACCAATTACCAGATTGTCAAAGTTTTTTTCGAAAGAAGACTTTGATGTGAACATAGAAATGGGTCAAGAATATCTTCATGGTGATCTTAACATGAAGTTGGTTCTTTATCGTGTAGATAAAACAAGCACGGATACCGACGCAATATATGCTGAGGTTGGTAAAGATGAAATAAAATTTTTTCCTCCTATAGAATTTAATGCTTTGGTTAAAATTGATGAACCAAAAAACTCCACTTATAAAAATGGATTAGTTAGGTATAATGAACCAGGAAATTTGACAATATCTGTATATATAAAACATCTCGAAGATCTTAAAATAGATATAAAATATGGTGATTTTATTGGCTATGCAGATTCTGAAGATAAATTAAGATTTTATACTGTTGTAAATGATGGTAAAATAACTTCAGATAATAAACATAAAATGTTTGGATATAAACCACATTATAGAACTGTGATTTGTGTCTCAGCACAACAATCAGAATTTAGAGGAATTTAAGATGGGTATACCTAAAAGAAAAAATAATATTGATGTTTACGGAGGTAAAGAATATTACAGAGGTAAACAATTACTAGACAGGAGACAAGAATTATTAGATAGAATAACCAAATCCGATTCTTTTCTACCTGATTCCATTTTACATGATGATTTAGATAGTGGTATGTTAGATTTTATTAAGAAAAACTTTGTAGTTGTATCTGACGGTGAGAAAATTCCTATTGTACCAAAAATATTAACTGTCCAAAGATGGGGGGAATTTACAAATACGTGGCAATTTACTGATGAAGATGAAAATATAAAATTACCATTTATTGCAATAATTAGAAAACCAGATGTTCAACCTGGAACAAATCCCGTTACACAAAGAACAATACCAGATAGAAGCACTTTTTATTACGCATCTGTTCCTACATGGAACGGAACACAAATGGGTGCGAATATATATAAAATTCCACAACCAGTTGCCGTTGACATTTCTTTTGAGGTAACAATTGTCTGCACGAAATTTAGAGACTTAAATAGATTTAATAAAATTGTTTTACAAAAATTTTCATCAAGACAAGCCTATACTACAGTTAAAGGACACTATATTCCTATTGTATTAGATAGTATTGAAGATAATACACCCATGGATACTATGGATGGTCGTAGATTTTATCTTCAGAACTATAAATTTACTATGTTAGGATTTTTGATTGATAGTGAGGAATTTGAAGTTAAACCAGCGGTAAGTAGATTATTTCTTATGAATGAATTTATACAGAGTAAAGCGTATCAAAAAAAGTATATAAATAAATCAATTGATACTACGGTTGCCACATTTATTGCAGATGGAATACAAACAGCTTTCAGTGTTGGTGAGAGTATAGGAATATTATTTAGTGGTGCTGTAAATGGATTATTACAAGAAAGAGATTTGGATTATTACCATGTTGCTTTAACATCAAAAATAACATTTGTAACTCCACCAGTAGAAGGTAGTGTTATATCCATAAGTTATTACAAAGGAAGAAATAATGTTTTTATAGACAACTATGGTAAACCCATTTTTGTGGCCACAGAATATTTCACATATGACGGAAGTTCACTAAGTTTTAATACTGTCAATGCGATTAATAGTGTAGTTAGTTTTGATATTAATGGTCTTATAGAAGAAGAAGGTACTGGGTTTGATATTACGGGTAGTAACGAAATAACCTTGAATTTTTCTCCTGTAATAAACTCGAGAATTGGTGTAATTTATTTGTATTAATTATTCCCCATACAGGTCTTTCTTTTTTTGTTTACAATTTTCTTCAATCCACTTTTCCAAAAGTTTATATATTTTTAATCCGTTTTTTTCACAATACGATTTTAATATATCGTGATATTTTTCACTGATTTTTACGTTTTTAGTTTTTGTTATTTCACTCATAGATAAAAAAAGATATTTTAAGATAAATAACTATCTTTTTAAAAAAAAATACGGAAATCTTTGGTAAAATCAAAGATATTTATAGAGTAAATAATAATATTTTTAACCAAACATTAATCAATGGCAAGTTCAAACAGAGTATTCGTTTCTCCCGGTGTCTATACCTCAGAGAAAGATTTAACATTCGTAGCACAAAGTGTGGGTGTAACAACTTTAGGTTTAGTAGGTGAGGCTTTAAAAGGTCCAGCTTTTGAACCTATTTTGATTACAAATTTTGATGAATATAAGACATATTTTGGTACAACATCTCCTATAAAATACGGAAATGATTACCCTAAATATGAAATGGCTTATGTTGCAAAATCATATTTACAAGAGTCAAATCAACTTTTTGTAACAAGAGTTTTAGGAAAAACAGGTTATAAACCTAATAAAAGTTTTGGTATTCAAACTTTAGGTGGTGTTGAAATAGATATAACAAGTTATAGTCAATCAGGAACGACTTTAGATCCATTAGATGTTTCATCTTCTTCATTATTTGTAGAACTATCAGGTAAAACTGCTTTTGATGGAACATCAATTACAACATATATTGAAAGAGAATATAGTGGTAATACATCAGGAAATACAGGACAATGGTTCGTAATTGGTGATATACCAACAACAGGAGTTACTGCACTTACATCTTCACTTGAAGAAGTTTCTCCATTAACAAACAAAACAAATTCAACAAATAATAATAACAAAGAATGGTATAATGTATTTTTCACTAAATCAGGTGTTACTGATTCTACAATAACTGGTGTTTTTTCATACCTTTTTGTTTACAACAGTGGATCGAGTGTTTTTGATGTAACAAGATACGAATATAGTGCAAGTTTAAATGTTGATTATGCGGGAGTTGTTGTAGCCTCTTTAAGATCAAGAGGAGTTTACGTAGGTGAAACATTATCATTGGAAATTACCGGAAACACTAAATTTTTAATTTCAGAAACAGATGATATAGAAACTAACCCTTTAGGTAATTTTGTGATCAATGCAACGGGTTCTACTAGTGGTGCGGTTAGTTTTGGTGTTTCTTTGGATACAACTTCTTCTAAGTATATAACTAAAGTATTAGGTGTAGATGTTTTTGACAAAGACAGATCAGAGTTCCCTTTATATGTTCATGAAGTATATCCTAATTTATTAAAATCTTTATATGATAAGGGTTTAGTTAGAGGTATCAGTTTAGATGAATTATATGAAACTGAGTCAGATAATTTCTTAAGAGAATGGGATACAGCGAATTCTCCAATGGTGGTTTCTGAAGTTAGAGGTGGAAAGGTTGATGATTTATTCCAAGTGTTAACCATTTCAGATGGTGAAGATTCAAACTTTCAGGTTAAAATTACAATACAAAATATTGATTTAGATAGTGGTGATTTTGATTTAGTTGTTAGAGATTTTAATGATACAGATGACAATGTAGTGGTTTTAGAAAAATTCACAAGATGTAATATGAATCATGACGTTCCTGGTTATGTTGCAAGAAAAGTTGGAACATCAGATGGTGAGTATGAACTAAGATCAAAATATATTATGTTGTTGATGGCAGAAAATCACCCATATGATGCTTTTCCAGCTGGATTTAAAGGATTTACAGTAAACAGTTCATTTGGATCTGGCGGAGTTTTAGGATCAGTTTATTTTAAAACAAAATATCATATTTCTGGTGATGTTTTCAGATATGACAGTGATGGAACACCAAACATTGAGAGTAGTGATAAAGTAAGAAAATCATATTTAGGTTTATCGTCTCAGAATGGATATAAATTCGACAAAGATTTATTTAAGTTCAAGGGTGTAAATTCGAGTGGTGTGTCTTATGGTTTCCACATGTCTAAAAACGCATCAGGAATTACTGGTAACACTCTATCGGGTTATCAATTCCAATCTACAACTTATGATTTAGAAGGAACAAGTAAGGGATTATTAGAAAGTATTTTATACCGTAAATTTACTTTTGCAGTATGTGGTGGATTTGATGGATGGGACATCTACAGACAAAACAGAACAAACACAGATGCTTATATATTTGGTAAAACTAAATATATCTCTGGTCACACAACAAATGGTGGGGTTTTCAGTTCATCAGTAGGTAATTCAGACTATTATGCTTTCTTAGATGGAATAAACAAATATTCAAATCCTGAAGCCGTTGATATCAATGTATTCTCAACTCCTGGTATAAACTTCTATGATCACAGTTCTTTAGTTTCAGAAGCAATAGACATGATAGAAAACGATAGAGCTGATTCTCTTTATGTTATAGGTTCAAGAAATGTAACAACATCAGATGAAGTTATTGATGACTTAGATTCGGTATCTTTAGATTCAAGTTACTCAGCAACATATTGGCCTTGGATTCAAGTTAGAGATGTTGAAAATTCTACTCAACTTTATATACCACCAACTGGTGAGGTTTTGAAGAACATTGCATTAACTGATAACGTTTCATATCCATGGTTCGCAGTTGCTGGTTATTCAAGAGGTCTTGTAAATGCAATTAAAGCACAAAAGAAATTAACTCTCGATGAGAGAGATGATTTATACAAGGCAAGAATAAATCCAATTGCAACATACTCAGACACAGGAACTATCATTTGGGGTAACAAAACCCTTCAGGTCAGAGAGTCTGCACTTGACAGAATCAACGTAAGAAGATTATTGTTAAGAGCAAGAAAATTAATCTCAGCTGTTGCGGTAAGATTGTTATTCGAACAAAACGACGAACAGGTAAGAAATGAATTTTTAAGATTGGTAAACCCAATTTTAGAAAACATAAAAAAGGAAAGAGGTTTGACAGATTTCCGTGTTACAGTATCTAACGATCCTGAAGACCTTGATTCTAATACATTGAGAGGTAAAATTTATATTAAACCCACTCGTTCTCTTGAATTCATTGATGTTGAGTTCATAATTACTCCAACAGGTGCTTCTTTTGAGAACATCTAATTTTAAATGAAGTAAAAGGTAAAGGGGGATCCACGTCGGTCCCCCTTTTTATAAAAACACCCTTATCTCATTATAGATATACTCAGAAATGAGTTTATATCCTAACAAGTTTGGATGGAATTTGCCCTCCCGAAATTTCTGTTTTTCATTCCAAACACTACGACTTCCATACTCCCATACAGAAACATCGTTTCTTAATTCATATTCTTTGAGATAATCTGATACTGTTCCACGTGGATTTATAAAATATGATGGTAAAATTGATATATCATAGTCTTCCTCGTCTTTAAATGTGGGATAAAATGAATTGAAGTAAAACCTTTTAAATGGTTTCAAAAGTTCCTCTATTTGGTTGAAAATGATTATAGGACTGTTTGATTTACTTCCATTTCTGTTTCTATGAGGGTATGAGAACATAACAACAATTATGTCTTCTTCTTTTATTAAATTTTCATCAGTCAAAATCTTGATTTCTTGGTGTATATTATCGTTTCCAGATCCACTATACCCATTATTTACAAAAGGACAATCTAATTTATCGGCCAAGTATCTTGGCCAAGAATTAAATCTTCTTAAATTAATTATAAAACCTTTTCCTATTAAGGGGTTACCGTCATGTTTGAAACTAATATTGTCCTCAACTCCGTGTCCAGCTGTCCAACTATCACCAAATGTTATTAATCTTTTCATTAAATGTTCCACATGGAACCAATTTTTATAAGAATTATATCATTATATTTATTATATTCTTTTAAAATTTGATATACTAGTATTTATTATTAATATTAAAAGATATTGTAGAAAATTCTAGAACTTATATACTGCGCTAGTAAAAAACTACAATTTTTTTTTGATAAAATCAATCATATTTGAAAATAAAATTATTTACGATTGTGATATATTTATAAGAAATAAACAACAAAACTTAACAAATACAAAACATGGCCGATTTATTAATGAAGATGCCGACTCCTTATGAGCCGAAACGTCAAAACAGGTTTATCGTTAGATTTCCATCATCTTTGGGTATTAACGAGTGGTATGTAACATCTACATCTAGACCAAACGCAAAAATTACTTCAGTTGCGATTCCTTTTTTAAATACATCAACATACGTTGCTGGTAGATTTGAATGGCAAGAAATTAGGGTAACATTCAAGGATCCAATTGGACCTTCTGCTTCACAAGCATTAATGGAATGGTTTCGTTTACATGCTGAATCAGTTACAGGACGTATGGGGTATGCCGCTGGTTACAAGAAAAATGTAGATTTAGAAATGTTAGACCCAACAGGAGTGGTTGTTGAAAAATGGATTCTTGAGGGTTGTTTTATTACCGATCTTAACTTTGGTGATTTGGATTACTCAAGAGATGAATTGGCAACTATTACTTGTTCTTTAAGAATGGATAGATGTATTCAAGTATATTAATATTTTAAAAAAATATATGAAAAGGTCATTACATTTTGTAGTGACCTTTTTATTTTTTGAAACTTTACTTTGATGTAGTTATTGTATATATTTTAATTATGGAAACTTATAACATTGACCCAACAATATCATATGATGTAATTGAATTACCAAGTCAAGGTATTCATTATTCAAATAAAAAAAAATCTTTAAGAATTGCATATCTTACTGCTGCAGATGAAAACATATTATCATCACCAAGTTTAATTGCTTCAAGTAAAGTAACAGAAGAATTAATTAAAAGAAAAATTTTAGACAAAGATTTTCCGATTGATGAACTTGTAGAAGAGGATAAACAAGCTATTTTAATATTTTTAAGAAATACAGCATTTGGTTCAGAATATAAGATTACAACAACTGATCCAGTAACAAATAAAGAATTTTCTTTCGAGGTAGATTTATCTTCATTAAAAATTAAAGAATTTAAATTAAAAGAAGATAATAACGGGGAATTTTCATTTTTTTTAGAAAAAAGTAAAGTAGATATCACATTCAAATTTTTAACACAAAAACAAGAAAAAGAAATTCAAGATATCGGAGATAGTTGGAATGGTGTTGGAGTGGCACCCATTGTTACAAAACAATTGGAGTTCATGATAAAATCTGTTAAAGGTAACAGAGATCCAATGGTTATAAGAAATTTTGTTGACAATCTACCAATTAAAGATTCACAAGATTTTAAAAAATATGTTAGAGAAAATAAACCAGGTTTAGATTTAACACAAAAAGTAAAAGCCCCATCAGGAGAAGAAGTCCAAATTGAAATTGGATTCGGGGTTGAATTTTTTCGCCCTTTCTACGGAATATAAAAAAGGACAATTAGACGAAATTTTATTTTTAATTAAAAGAGGTTTCACTTACGGTGACATTATCACCATGCCTGTTTATATTAGAAGATATTATGTTAACTACTTAATAGAATTAGAAACTAAAAACTAATCTATTTATTTAGTATGGGTATGGATATTATTGAATTATATAACAAGTATTCAAATGATAAATCAAGTTTCGTAAATGAGGCGGTGTCTAAAAATCTTGCATCTGATAAGGCAAGTGCGGGTTCATTTTTTGATAAATTTAAAAAATTAAAAGGCGGATCACAAACATCAACAGCAACAACTTCAGGAGACGGTGGAGGAAATCAACAAGGAGTTATAACAAAAGGTTTAGATATGTTGAAGGGGTTAATAGACACTCAAAAAACACAATCACAACAATATGATGAATCAGAATTCACAAGAATAAATGACTTTCTTGATATAATAAACAAGAAAGGTCAAACAATGGGGGGAATAAAGGATGTGATGAGTAGGGTTGTAGGAGGACTCGGAAACGCACTTGTAGAACAATTGAAACAAGAAGCACAATTAAGAACAGACATAAATGAAAAAGTAGGTTTACAAGGTGAATTATCAAAAGGATTAAGAGAGGAAATGATTGCAGCATATCCATCTGTGTTAAGACTTGGTTATGGAATAGATCAGTTGTCAAATATGATGTCAAGTATGATGACTCAAACTGGTAGATTTAATGTTATATCTGAATCAACAATAAAAAGAACGGCAGAGGTTGCTAGAGCTTTTGTTGGTGATTTGTCATCAATGGGAGAAGTAATTGGACAATTTGAAAAAGCTGGTGTTGGTGCTGCAGATGCAATGAATGCAATAGAAAAGGCGGGAAAAAGTTCGCTCACTTTAGGGTTGAATTCTAAAAAAACAACTGAAGAATTAAGGACAAATCTTAATAAATTAAATGAATATGGATTTAAAAATGGTATAGACGGTCTTAACAGAATGGTTCAAAAATCAATTGAATTTAGAATGAGTATGGAATCTGTTAAAGCACTTGCCGATAAAGTTTTTGAACCAGATAAAGCATTAGAATTATCTGCAAATTTACAAGTTTTAGGTGGGGCAATAGGTGATCTCGGAGACCCAATAAAACTTATGTATATGGCAACAAACAACGTTGAGGGTTTACAAGACGCATTAATAGGTGCGGCAGGATCTTTAGCAACTTATAACTCTGAACAAGGAAGGTTTGAAATTACAGGCATCAATTTAAGAAGAGCAAAACAAATGGCGTCAGAATTAGGTGTTCAATATGAAGATTTGGCAAAGGGAGCAATCGCGGCAGCTGAAAGATCTTCAGCTGCAACTGATTTAATGATGAGTGGATTAGTAATGGATGATAAAGAAAAAGAATTTATAACCAATCTATCTCAAATGAAAGGTGGTAAAATGGTTATTGAAGTTCCACAATCATTATCAGATGAATTTCAAGGTAAAACAGAAGTTGCCTTGTCAGAATTAACAGACGCACAAAAAACAACTTTATTATCAAATCAAAAAGCATTCGAAAAAATGTCTGCAGAAGATATTGCAAGAGGACAACTTAGTGCGACGGAAAATATTCAAAGAGATGTTGCATTTTTGGCCGCAACAACAAGAGGACAAGCAGTGAAAGCGGCAAAAAGTGCAATGGAGGCTGCTGGTATAGATTTAGATAAACAAGCCGAAGGTGTTAAAAAAATGATTGACGGAGTTGTTAAAGGTGAAATAAGTGGAATGGAGGAAGTCAATAAATTTATAAAAGATTTTGTTCAGGACTTATCTGGTGATAAAACAAAAAAAGGTAAAGCCACAGGTGAAACTAAATCCATAGATGTAAAATCTGCTGAAGAAAAAAATAAGAAAAAAAGTGAATCTGGAGGATCATCAGAGACTACAGTTAATCTTAAACATTCATTTGGAACAGTAGAACCAATATTAGATGAATATGGTAGATATATAATGAAAAATCCTGCTGCATATGATGATATGTTTTCAGTCGATCCCAATTCATATACAACCCCACCCCGTAAGTAATTAGTTTTTTATATATTATCTATTTATAGATAAAAGAATATAATGCCAAGTTATTTAGACTTTAATTCCACAAAGAAACTTAGGGAGGACGTTTTAAAAAAGAATTTAAAAGTTCAAAACGGACCTTTGTCTCAAACAAACAGTAATTACCAAGTTAGGGGATTGAATAACTATTCTGTTATAGATCAGGCGAATGTAGAAGTAGAGAGAGGAAAACAACTTACAGAAACAAACAAAGTAAACATATACAAACCCACCGAATATTTTATACAAGAAAAATTAAATGTTTTCTCAAGAAGAGCTAATTTACGATTATATTATAGTAGTGGTTCACCATATTTTTTACCAAGAAAACACAATCTTTTTAGTATTGTAAATGGAGAAGATTATAGTAGAGAATCTGAATTATTTAAGTTCGCGTCAAACTATATAAAAACGGCGGAAAATGGACCGTTTAAAGCGAGAATTAGACAAAATTTAGAAGCAAACACATTAGGTAAAGTAAGGTTATTAGATGCATTAAATGGTAATACCGCAACCGCGGTAAATTTGTTAACAGGTAAAGAACCTTTAATAGAAAAAAATTATAAAATAACAGTTGCTAAAACGGTACCTGGTAAAGTAGTAGATTTTTTACAAACAGTTGCGGGTGTTGAATTTCCATTTACGGAAATTCCTGGTAATTATTTAAGTAACCCGATAAATCCTGTAAATTTTAGACCAGAAGCACAGACCGTTATTGGTAGAGGAATTCAAGATGTTACAGGTGTTTTAGGTTCTTTAGTTGGTATACAAAGAAGACCAACAAGATCGTTTAAGCCCTCTGATATTTTTATTGATTTTATGGGAGAGGGACAAAGACAAATTTTATTTGACCATTTATTATTCTCAAGATATGCACCAAATTATACTACATCTGCAAGGTCACAACAATCTACAAAATTATTTTCTTTTGTAGATAGAGTTGGTGGATTGGGTAAAACTTTATTAGGATTAGAAGCTCCACGTGGACAGGCTTACATTGGTGATGACCGAGGAAACGACGTTAGATATGCTACTTCAGATTTTAATGATAGAATTGTTAGAAGTAACTATTACACATCTTATTTGTTTGACCCAATTCAAGCTGAGTTATTCAAAAAGGATAAAAATATAGGTGAAGGTGGACCAATCGCGGGAAGGTTAACATGGATAAGTAAAAAATCAAATAATAAACTTGGTGAACATAATAAAGAATTTAGTGCAGAAAAATCACTTTTAGAAGATACTTTATCAAAGAATTTGAATTTTAGAGAAGATTCAATATTGGCGGAAACACAAAGAATTTTGGATTCAATGCCAAGCGATGGTGGTGCCGCTAGATCGCATGTTGCAAATGTGATAGATCAAACAAGTAGAGTTTTTAGAGAAGGTGATGTTATGTTATCAAAAGGTTCTGCGGTAAAATATGTAGATAAATTTACAGGTGAAGAAACCGGAGTTGAATTTGGTCGTGTATGGACAAAAGATAGACCATACATGAACTATTCTGATACTATGAAAAGAACTACCAATATTAGAAAATTTGACAGTAGTGTCATGACAACACCTTGGAATTTGAACTATGCACCAATGTCAAATGGTAAAAAGGGATTCGACGGTTCTTCAAATATTGCAAGAAAGGGCGATGGATTTTACGCGAAAAAATATATGTTTTCATTAGAGAACTTAGCTTGGAAATTATCGAATAGACAAGGATTTAGAGTTTCCGATTTACCATTTTGTGAGAGAGGTCCAAATGATGGTAGAATTATGTGGTTTCCACCATATGATTTAAAAGTTACTGAAAATAATAGTGCGAGATGGGAATCAAATACTTTTTTAGGTAGACCAGAACCAATATACACGTATCAAAATACTGAAAGATCTGGTCAAATATCTTTCAAAGTTGTTGTGGATCATCCTAGTATTTTAAATTTACTTGTAAGAGAACACTTTAAGAATATGTCAGATGAAGAGGCAGATAACTATATTAACGCCTTTTTTGCTGGAGTTGAAGAACTTGATTTTTATAATTTAATTAGATTATATACAACATTAGATGCTGACGATGTAAAAAATATAAAAGCGTATTTGGATAGTAATAAAGATCCTGAGACAATAAAAAAATATAGAGTAGTGACAGATGATATTAAATTACCTGTCCCAAACACTAGTCCAGATCCTAATTCTGGTAAACCAAAAAAATTAAGTGTATCTCTAAATTTTCCAAATGATTATCCTTTAGGTAATACAGAATTAACTTCTACACAAAAATATAATGATATATATAATTATTATAATGGAAATAGTTCAAAACAGATTAGTGATTTCAATACTGCAGCCGATACTCTTTTGAAAAAAAGTAGTAACAATAATAAAAATGTTAAGAATGATAAATTAGTAATTTTTGGTAAAGAAGATATTCCTTCATCTGAAACAGGAACAACCCTAACAACACAAACTACAGAGTTAACAAATTCATTTAGTAAGTTACAAACAAACTTTACCGAATATTCAAATAAAATTACTGAATTAAAAAATGATATATCAGGTAAAACAATTCAAGAAATTAAAATAACTTTATATTCTACATCTTCATCTATTGCCGATGAAAAATATAATTTAAATTTATCTGTTAGAAGAAGTAATAGTGTTGTTCAAGATATATTTGATAAAATATCTAATGGAAAAACACCGGATATAAAATCGAAATGGATTAAATCTGTTGTAGGATTAGAAACGTCTGGTGCTAAATTTTCAAACGAGTTTACTTTTAAAGAATTTGGTTATGATAATGATGGAAAAATAATAATAGAATCACAAAATTTTGGAGAAAAATTCAAAGGAACAATAAATGGACAACAAAATGTTGATTGTAATGGAAAAGAAGTATATACAGATAAAATATTAAAAAGAACTGCTCCTATTACATTTTATTGTAGACAAACAACAGTCAAATTTGAATATACACCTAAAGTAATACAACCTACAGAAAGTAATAAAAATAATATTCCACCAATAGAAGTTCCTAAAACAAGATTAGAACCAATACCCGATTCTGATAAGCCTGGACAAAGAACAAAAAAACCACCGATAGATGTTTTAAAAAGAATAATTATGAAAACATTATCGGAGTGTTATTATTTTAAAAAATTAGAAGAGGACTCACCAGTATCATTTAAATCTTTGAAAGAAAAATTAAGATATTTTCATCCAGGTTTTCATTCAACAACACCAGAAGGACTTAATAGTAGGTTGACCTTTTTACAACAATGTATCAGACCGGGTGATACTATTCCAATAAAAGGGATATCGGATATAAGTGATTTACCTGCAAGAAACACAACATTTGGTCCTCCACCTATTTGTGTTTTGAGAATTGGTGATTTTTATCATTCTAAAATTGTAATTAGAGATGTAAACATTTCTTATGATGAAAATGTATGGGATTTAAATCCTGAAGGTATTGGTGTTCAACCTATGATTGCAAGCGTTCAATTACAAGTAAACTTTATAGGTGGACAAGGAATTGAAAAGCCGGTCGAAAGACTACAAAACGCCCTATCTTCTAATTTCTATGCAAATACAGAAATGTATGATGAAAGATCAATTTCAACAAACACACTAATTGGTGGTGAATCAACAAGTGGGTTTACTAAAAGTTTCTTAGAGGATTTACAAAAAATTAATGATGTTTCACCATCCGCAATTAATGACGCGGGCAATTCTGAAAATACTATTAATGGAAAATATATTGGTGATTTCAACCAATCAACAAGTGGATTTACATATACAAATATTGTAAAAGATTTATTTAAGAATACTGACGACTATTTTAAAAAATATCCATCATCTTTTAATATAATTTATAAAAAATACGGACCAATTATTACAAGTGTTGTGTTTTCTGAAAATTATAGATCAATAAAAAATTTAGAAGTCAATACAAATGGTGTAGGAGGGACAAGGACAATATCTTTAATGGGTCTATATAGAGAACCAAAAAGTTTAAGTTCTTTAATTGAAAAATTTTTACCAGTAATATCAACGGAAATAGAAAATCAAGATATAACCACAATGTTAAATTTTGACAATGTTTTAAAAAATTCAGAAATTATAAATAAATCAAATACTCTTTTAAAACCTTTTATTAAAGATTATATTAAAACAGAATTAAATAATTTAGTTGTATCAAAAGAAATTAAAGATTTGGAAGATGTTAGAAATAAATTAATAAGTTCAGTAGATAAATTGAACTATATTGTAAAAAATGGGTATGATTCAAAATTAGATAAAAAGGAAAATACAAAAGCAAATTTAAGTGGATTCACATCTAATTTATTGTACGATGAATATGATCACTGTTTAGATTACATTGAAAAAAATCAACCAAAACTTAATGATTATGATGATAATTCTATTGATTTTAATTCACCAACAATAAGTTTATCAACACTCAAGCACATATTACAAGTTTTATTGAAAGAACAAAAACAAAATATATTAAAACTTTATGAAGTTGATAAAACTCTTTTTACTACAAGTGATTTAGAGAAAATGGGTAATAAATTTGATAAGTTTATTGAAACAATTAAAGAGAAAAAATTTAAAAATTCTAATTTTAAAAATAGAAAAAACGATAAAGAAATTTCATTTGGTGTGTCTACTTTTCAACCTCTAACCGATAGTACCGCAACAACTGAAATAAGTAAAATAATGAAAAAGAATAAAGTTCCGGCTGAAAACAATAAGTTAAATTTCTATAAACCATGAGTAGACAATACTATAATAGGTATCAAAATTTTGTAAGTGATGGTAGTTTTAGGATAGTTCCTGGTATAGAGATACCTATAAAGTCTTCTGACAAATATATTCAGTTTAAAAAAAATAAAGACAGGTTAGATAAACTATCACAAGACCACTATGGTTCACCGTTATACGGATGGTTGATTATGTCAGCTAATCCATTATTGGGTAGTGTGGAGTTTGAGATCCCTGATAATTCATATTTAAGAATTCCATTTCCTTTAGTAGAATCTTTACAAGATTATAAAAGGGGTGTAGAATTATATAGTTTATATTATGGGGAACAATGATTTATCGAATAGTGAAAATATATTAGTTAAGGTCGATCAAAACAATTTGATATACATAGACCCTAACAGTGTTATTGATGAAAATGGTGAAATACAACCAAGAGGAATTAGACAGGAAAATCTTGCAATGTATGTAAATCTTGAGGCGGATTTAATACCAAGAAGTGTATTAATTGCTGATGGAGATAAAACAACATTAACATCAATAGCAAAAGGAACACTCAACTTAATGAAAAACGGAAAAGTTGACAGTGATCGAGACGGTGTTCCTGATGGTGATTTTGATGCAACATGGACTGATACTTATTTACAATATGCCGAAAACCCAAGCATCAAAGGTGAATTTATACAGTCAGACCCAACCGCACAATCATTTGGTATTGATTCAATATCAATAAATGTTAAAGGGGGTAATTTTATTCCACAGGTGACAATTAATTTTATTGATGTTAGAGGTAAAACATTATTTGAATCACCAGAAAATTCACCTTATAAAGCATTTTTTCATTTACCATGGCCAATTTTTTATTTGACGGTTAAGGGTTATTATGGTAAGGCAATAAGATATAGATTACACCTTGTAAAATTTAATACAACATACAACCAATCAAATGGAAATTTTGAAGTTAATACGACTTTTGTTGGATCGACTTATGCATATTTAAACGATATACCATTGAGTGGTATTTTAGATGCTCCTTACATGTTTATGATTGAAAGTAACAAGGATCCTAAAAAGTTTAATGAAAAAACACAGAAGTATGAAAAGAAAGTATCTAAATCTTCGAAGGGTTATGCTATACTTAAATCTGTATATGATGAATATAAATCTAAAGGATTAATACCTCAAAACTTTCCTGTTAGAACTTTACGTGAATTAATAACAATTGCACAAACATTAGATAAAACATTGGAAAGAAAAATCTTTGACCAAGTTGTAGATATGAAAATATTTGCAGGAGTCAAAGATTTTGAAAAAAGAATACAAGAATTTGAAACTGCAGTTAGAACATGGTCTTCTCAAAGACTTTCTGAAGAAATAGAAGTTATAAATAACAAAAATTATTATTTACAAAAAGGTTTAGAAAAAGATAAAAATAGTTTGAATTTTATTACTGGTGCAACTATTACGGGAACATTAGAAAAAATTATGGTTGCTTATGTTGATGAATTAAAAAAATCTAGTCTATTTGCAAATGATTTAATTGAAAAGGGAGGAAAAGAATTTAGAAATACAACTTTCAATTTTGTTAATACGGTTGGAAACATAAAAGATTATTATGAAATAAAAAATGGAAAAGTTGTTGTTGCCGTAACCGAATTGATAGAAAAAATATTAGATATTCAAAAATCTTTTGTTGAACAAAGAAACAAACTTGAGGACAAGGTTGAACAAGAGATGAATAATATTATAAAAGATCCAAATAAAGGTATCGGGTTTGAACCTACAGTAAGAAACATATTCGCAGTAATTTTAGCGTGTGCCGATACATACATAAGATTATTAAAGGATGTTCATTATAAAGCGTTTCAATCTGCAGAGAGAAGAAAAAATATTATAAAAGGTCAAAGTGATGAAACAGATGGTGAAAACATATATCCTTGGCCTGAAATAAAAAAACAAACAGCAGGAAATAAACAAAAAGTAATTGCATATCCTGGAGATCCTGATTTATTACAAAAATTAAAATCATTTGATAAATCTTTGTGGCCCGAAGTTGACTTTTTAGAGACATTTAAAAGTGTTGCAACAAAAAGAGTAGATCCTTTAGATGATAAAGAAAACACTACAAGTAAAGTTAGTTTTATTTTTGAATCGGATACGATAGAATATCAAACCAACAACATCGGTTCATATGGTATAATAACTAAATTATTACCATATACCGATAAAATAATTGCTAATATATTGTATGAGATTTATGAGCGATCAAAATACACTACATTTTTTGATTCATTTAATAACAAATCACTTAGGGAATTAGCGTTAATAGAATTCCAAAATTTATCTAAATCAATTCAAGAAGATTTTGATATTATTGATATATTAAAAAGCGGTATCAAAAATGAAGATAATTTAAAAAGTTTGATGTTATCTTTTTCGACTTATGATAGATATCCATATTATAAAGATCAGTTACCTACAGTTTCATATTTCAAACAGATATTAAGTAAATCACATAAACTTGAATACTATATACCTGGTGATAATTCTAAAACTAATAACGATAAATTATATAGTGAATTAAAAGAAAATTTAAAAAATTATAAAGTAGAAGATTATAGAAAAAATATATATCCGTTTAATTCTAATACATATATTTCTTATTTAGACACAAAATTAAATAAAAAAACAAAACTAGTAGATAACGATTTTAATTTTAATGGAATATTAAACATTGATACATTAAATGGTTTGATTTGTTCTCCAATAAATCCAAACTCATGGGTTAAATCAGGTTATACTGAAAATTTGTTTTCACAAAATTTAGAAGTTTCAGGAAAAACTTTTAATATTCTTAATACTCCATATTTTCATAAACAATTATATACAGATTTTACAAATCAAACACCATATGGAAAATATGTTGGATCTGCATATCTTTTTTTAAATTCATTACCGTTTGTCGATTTAGAAGATTATATAAACTTCCCTTTCAAAGAATTAAATGGCACAACATCTAGCACTCTTTTATCTTCTATATTCAGAGAGGTTGGATCAACTCATTTTATTCCATATCATTTAATATTAAAGTGGGGATCAATATACCATAGGTATAAAAAATATATTATAGATAATGTTGATATTATAAGTGGAGTCACGACCTCAATTGATACTGATAATTTTTTTGATAATAATTCGGGTATAACTTTTACAGTATCAGGAACAAGTGTTCCATATTCAGGAACAACTGACGTTGGAATTCATCCATATTATCAAAACATATTTCACCAAATTATTCAAGATTATTCTTTTTATTCAACAAATTCTGGAAATACGTCGTATTCGGCAACAACAGTAAATGGTAAAAATATTTCAAGAAGTAGAACAAAAAATTCATTCAATTTATGGACATCACTTATTGATAATTCTAAATTTTATGATAGCCAATTAACATATACGTTATTACCTTGTGATGGAAATGGCACATTTTCGGGAATTACATCTTTCAATGATTCGAAACAAACAAATTTTAGGATTGTTTGGGATGACGATTCTAATGTAAATGAATTTACATTTAGTGGAAGAACATTTCCTTCTTATAATGAATATAATAGAAGATATATCACAGGATCAACGGAAGACAACAAATATTCCATTACGGGAAATTATAGAAAAGTATTAGATTTAATTGCCACTTTTAATCCATCTATATTAGAAGAATTTGAAACGGCGTTTTTAGAATTTAGTTCTGAGAATTTACAAGTAGAAATTCCTTATCGTAGATATGAAAGAGTAATAAGTAAAAATGATAAAACCGAAACTTATGGTGTAAAACATTATAATTTCCAAACCTTATTAAAAGAAATTGTTACAGTTGAAAAAATCAAAGGTGACCCCACAGATAATTTTGAAATAATTAGATTGGCTACCGTAAGACAAAAAGATAAATTAAAATCTTTGACTAATGATATTTTAAGTAATGATAATTTATTAAAATTAACTATATCTAATCCTAAAGAATTGGACCCATATGTTTTAGGAGGGTTTACAAATACAGATGTTATAAATTTTGCTTACAATACATATGATTCTGTTGGACAAGCAGCAAATGTGAAATACATTTCACTTTATTTGGGTGAAGATGTTGACGGATATTATTTAGATTTCTTTGATTATAATAATGTTGAATTAAGTGAGGATAATGTGATATTGTTAAGACCGATCATTCAAATGTATGCCGGATACATTAAAAATGGCGAAACAAATACAAAAAGTGAGTTCATAAAATATTTGAAAAACAACATTATAACAAAAAGTTCAGGAGACACTTTAGGATCTTCAAATAGATTATCATTATTCTTATCAATATTTTTAGGTGAGTTTGGAAATTTAAAACCATTAAAGGAATCAAATAGGTTAACAATTTATAATGGATATAATGACACTCCTTTAAAATTAGAATTATACAATTTCTTTAAATCCTTCAATGATAAATGGATTGCAGGTAATTCAATAGGACAAAGACTTTTAATGGAGGAATTTTTATTTTTGGATAAAGCAAATGTTGATATAGGAAGTAAAGTTTTTATGAGTTTAGAAAAATTGATTCCTTTAGAAGATGATAGAAACGCTAAGCAAAATTTATATGGAGTAATAGGTATCTTAATAACCGGAACAGGATTTGACATGAGACCGTTACCGGCATATGTTAATTTTTATGGAACAAATTTTTCCAACAAGGTAAGACTAACACCATCAAAAAAAGTGGCCAGCAATATTTTTGGAACATTTTTAGAAGTTGATTATCAAGAAGCTTCACCTAAAATAATATTACAATATGTGGGACCAACATCTAAACATTTGGATATGAAAGAAATCAATCAGAAATACAAATATTTGAATGATAGTTTTAATGTTGGAAACCCTAATAAAAATCCATTGATTATAACAACACCACAAATTTTTAAAACAGACGAATTAGCTCAATCAAATAAAGTTGTTGCCTTCGAAGTAAGTTTTGGTGACCAAAACCAAGGAATTTTCAAGGGTGTTCAATTAGATCAATCTTCAATTAGAAATACCACAGAATCTTTTATTGCAATGGAAAATTTAGGTAGATCTGAGTCGGGTGCAGGAGTATATCAAGTTGATGTAGGATTATATGACATTTACAGACAGGCATCATACACTTGTGAAGTTACTTGTATGGGAAATGTAATGATACAACCTACAATGTATTTTTATTTGAAAAACATACCTATGTTTAGAGGAACATATTGGATAATGGAAGTAAATCACTCCATTAAAGGAAATAGTATTGTAACGTCTTTCAAGGGTACAAGAATACCAAACGCATCATTGCCTGATCCAAAAGATTCCTTCTTATCAAGTTATAGAGTGCTATTTGATAAAGTTACGAATACCGCGATTGCCAGAATTAAACAAGAAAGTAACACTTTGAGTGGAGCAACAAAAACTGAAGTTGTAAAAAGTTTTGATAACGGAAGTTATAGTATAGATATGGGAACAGACGATAAAAAAGTTCAAGGTGAAGTTTTAGTTGATGAAAGTGGTATAACTGAATATGGTATTCCATATAATGGATTTAGAGGTGAAAAATACATACAGAAAGTAAATTATGAAAATAGGACATGGTTAAGAGCACAAGCTGTAGAAATGGGTGGTAAAAATTATCCGATAGAAGATAATATTGCCATGAGTATAATTAATCAAGTTACAGAAATAAAAGGGTTTCCTGTTAATATAAGTGATAAAGTGACATGGTCTAAAATTAAAGATAACAAAGACAGTTGGTTTTTCTCAACAAAATATGCTCTTGATGTTTCTTCACCCAATAAAATAATCAAACCAACGACATATTTTAAAAATCCTAATGATAAAAATGGATCAATTGTTATTGTTCAACCATTAGAATATATAACATCACCTAAAGGTCCGATTAATATAGGACCGAAAGTTACGGGTTATGGTATTGGATTATCTTCAGCATTGATGAAAGAATTGAAATTAAAAGATGGGGATGTTGTTTATTTTTCAAATGAATAAAGAATAATAACAATTTTTGGGATATTTATAATAAAAACTATGGAAAACTCAAATTTATACGGAGTTGTTGATCAGTTTTTGAATCCAAAAAAATACAGAACAATTTCTGACGACGGAAAGAGTCAGGAAGTGTGTGATTTACAAACGGGTGAATGTTATGTAATAAGATCCAAAGACGGAATTGTTGAAAGAATTAATAAAAAATATATAACCGAAGACGGTAGACAACTTTTACAAGATTAAAATTATGGAACTAGAAAAAAAACTACAAGAGGAATTAAATCGTTATAGAGCTATTAATAAATATACTAAAACGATGGTTATGGAACAAGAAATTCCACCTCCCCCCGCTGATCCTGCTGCCGCACCTCCAGAAGGAGGACTTCCACCTGATCCAGGTGCGCCTGCAGATGCTGGTGCATTACCTCCACCCCCACCTGCGGACGCGGGTATGGGATCACCAGTAGGAGGAGACACCACAGAAGAAATAGATATTACAGATTTAGTTGATATGGTTAAAAGTATCAAAAAAGATCAAGATGATTCTAAAGGAGACACTGGAGATGTTATGGGACAAATGGATGCAGTATTTACTAAATTATCAGATTTAGAACAAAAGTTATCTCAAATGGATAGTGTTCTAATGAAAATTGATCAATTAGGAAGTAAAGTTGAATCAATGAGAGAGAAAACTCCACAAGAAAAATTAGAGATGAGATCTTTGGATTCTTATCCTTTTAGTCAAAATCCTCAAGAGTTCTTCTCTCAAAAACAAGGAGAAATGAAAGCAAGTGGTAAGAACGAATATGTTCTTACAAAACAAGAAGTTAACGATTATTCAAAAGATATGATAAAAAACACCTTTAATCCTGAAGTAGATCAAGATGAATTTAAATTCTAATATTAACTTATTTTTGGGACTACACGCTCAATTAAAAGTTTTTCATTGGCAAACTAAAGGGTTTTCTAGACATAAATCGTTTGCAAAAACAAGAGATACTTTAGAGGATTTGATGGACGAATTTGTTGAACAAGCAATGGGTCAATATGGTAGATTTGAACTTGATGATGAAACAAAAAGTATTAGCTTAATTAATTTATCTGAAGCCAAACCTTCACAAATGGCAGAAACAATATGTGAAGCTTTAGTTCAGATGACTGATCAAATTGATGAAAAGGACACTAATCTTTTGAATTTAAGAGATGAAATATTGGGACTTGTTCAAAAGTTAAAATATCTTTTGACTTTAGAATAAAAATAATTTTTGAAAAAAAAGTTTAAGCCGAATTTTACTATTCGGCTTTTTTTGTGTATATTTTTTTATATAACAATTAAATTTTTATTTTATGTCAACATTTGATTCAGTTCTCGCTCAGTATGAGAAAAACAAACAAGCCACAAGTGGCAACTCAAACAAAGTATCCTTAGAGGATAGAATGAAAAAGTATTTTACTACTGTCCTTGCTAAAGGAACTAAAGGTGAAGAAAGAAGAATTAGAATTCTACCTACAAAAGATGGTTCTTCTCCTTTTAAAGAAGTATACTTTCATGAAATCCAAGTGGATGGTAAATGGGTTAAACTTTATGATCCAAAACAAGAAGGTAAAAGATCTCCACTAAATGAGGTTAAAGAAGGATTAGAAATGACGGGTTTAGATTCTGACAGAGAGTTAGCTCGTCAGTATAGAAGTCGTAAATTCTATATTGTAAAGGTAATTGATAGAGATCATGAAGCAGATGGTGTTAAATTTTGGAGGTTTAAACACAATGCAAAACAAGATGGTATTTTGGATAAGATATTTCCAATTTTTCAAAAAAAGGGAGATATTACCGACATACAAAAAGGTCGAGACTTAATACTATTTTTGACATTAACAAAATCTGGAACAGGAAAAGAATATACCACAATTAACTCTATCATACCTGAAGATGCATCTCCTTTACATCAAGATGAGAGTGTATCTAAATTATGGGTTGAAGATGAATTGATGTGGTCAGATGTATATTCTAAAAAACCAGAAGAGTATCTCGAAATGGTTGCTAAAGGGGAAGTTCCACGTTGGGATGTGGAAGGAAAAAAATGGGTATCTAATTCTCAATCAGAAGAAACAATTGGATCACTGAAAAAATCAACACAAATAGACGACCCCCAAGATGAGGAGGGATCAAGTGACGATTTACCATTCTAATTAATGGTTTAACAAGGGGTTTGGAGATAACGTCAAAGGCCCCATTTTTCAAAATAATATTATGGCAATTAAGAAAAATAGTTTTGACGCGATAAAGAAAAAGTTCTCTAAAGAAGCTGAATATAAACCAGATAGATTTTTGGATTTGGGTGATGCATTTTTAGATGCAACGGGTATACCTGGTCCAGCAATAGGACATATCAATATGTTATTAGGACATAGTGACACCGGAAAAACAACAGCTTTAGTTAAAGCAGCCGTAGATGCACAAAAGAAAGGTATTATTCCTGTTTATATTATTACAGAACAAAAATGGAATTGGGATCATGCGGTTTTAATGGGTTTTGATAAAGATTCAGACTATCTTTTTAATAGTGATTTTGAATATATTGAACAAATTACAGATTATATTAATCAAGTATTAGATGCACAAGATAAAGGAGAAATAGATGCCGATCTTTTATTTCTTTGGGATTCTGTTGGATCTGTTCCATGTAAAATGACGTGGGAAGGTAAAGGTGGTAAACAACATAATGCATCTGTGTTATCTGATAAAATCGGAATGGGAATCAACCAACGTATCTCAGGATCAAGAAGAGCAGATAAAAAACATACCAATACTTTGATTATTGTTAACCAACCATGGGTTGAATTACCTGATAATCCATTTGGACAACCAAAAATCAAAGCCAAGGGTGGAGAGTCAATTTGGTTGAACTCAACTTTAGTTTTCCGTTTCGGAAATGAAAAAAATGCGGGAACAACAAAGATAAAGTTGACAAAAAATAAAAGAGAAATCAATATTGCTACAAGAACTAAAATTACCATCATGAAAAATCACGTTAATGGTTTGGGGTTTGCGGATGGTAAAATTATGGTCACACCACATGGATTTATGATGGCAAAAGATAATATCGAAGAAAAGGCGTCAAGAGAAATTTACATTAAGGACAACTTGGATTACATCAGTAAATTATTTGGTGAACAAGTTTCAGATATTAGTGAACTAGGATTTAAAACAGAAACCTCATCAGAAGATGATGAATAAACAAAGTATTAATGTCTGTATTATTAGTAGATGGAGATAATTTACTCACGATTGGTTTTTATGGTCTCAAAAATTATTTCTTTAAAGGAAAGCATATTGGAGCAATTTATCATTTTATTAATACTCTTAGGAGAGCGTTTGAAACATATCATTTAGATAAAATAGTTGTTTTTTGGGACGGAGAAGATGGGTCTCAATCAAGGAAAAAAATCTATCACCTTTATAAAGAAAATAGAAAATCAAGATTAAGAACAGACGAAGAGATCGATTCATATAATACTCAAAGAATAAGAGTAAAACAATACTTAGAAGAATTATATGTTAGACAAGGTGAGTTTCCTTTGTGTGAAACAGATGATTGTATTGCATATTATATTCAACAATCTCCTAATGAAAATATAACAATATATTCTGCTGATGGAGATTTAACTCAATTAGTTTCTGAGAATATTCAGATATATAATCCCTCCCATCAAAAAGTCTACAAAAAAAACGACACAATTTTATACGATCACCAAGAAATTAAAGTTGAAAATATTAAAATAGTTAAAATTCTTTGTGGAGATCCATCTGATAATATTTCTGGAATTAAAAATTTGGGTATTAGAAGATTACTATCACTTTTTCCCGAATTGAAAGAAAGAAAAGTGACCTTATCAGAGATTAAAGAAAAATCCAATTTGTTGTTTGAAGAAGATAAAAACAATTGGTTAATTAAAAATCTTTTGACTGGTGTAACCAAACACGGTGTATTTGGTGAAGAGTTTTTTTACATAAATGAACGTATTGTTAGTTTGGAAGAACCATTCTTAACTGATGAGGCAATGAGAACAATTTTAGAATTAATAAATGAAAACTTGGACCCCGAAGGTCGATCATATAAAAACACTATGAAAATGATGATGGAAGACGGTTTGTTTCAAATATTACCGAAATCCGATGATGCTTGGATAAACTTCCTGAATCCATTTCTTAGATTAACAAGGAAAGAAAAAAATAAAAGAATAATTAAAATTAAAAACTATGAGTAACCAAGAAAACGTAACCAAATTTGAATTTTTATTAACATTAGATGGTCACATTGTTTGTCAAAGATACTTCAATGTGAAAGAACATGTTGTTCAGTCAAGAAGATCCATGGATCTTCACGAATATGTAAAAAATATTTGTGAAGAAATTGCTTACGATTTGAAAATAAAAAGTTCCAATTATCTATGTGAGAATCAAAATTTTTTCCTAAATTCTGATGTTGTGGAAGAAACAAAAGTTGCCGAAAAAGAAGAATTTTTATTGCAAATTAAGCTAGGCGATGACGTATTTATTTCTAGAATATTTCCTGCATATTACTATCATCCTAAAGTTAGGTATACGGTAGATATTCGCCCAAAACTTAAGAGAATTTTGTCAGAATTGACTGACATTTTATCATCTGAAGAATTGGAAACAACTTATTTACAATACGAATTATAAAAATAGAACATATATATTAAATTTTATGCAAGAAAGAAATTTTGGACAATTAGGATTTTCATTTCAACAATCATTAATTAAGGCAATTATCGAAGATAAAAAGTATGGTGAAACTATTATTGATGTATTAGAAAGTAAGTATTTTGAAAATAACTCTTTTAAATTTATCATGGAAAACATTAAAGAGTTATTCAAACAATTTAATAAAATCCCCGATTATAATACCGTAGCACAGAAAATTATGTCGGAGAATGGTAGTAGAGACAACAACTCAAATGTTCACATTGACACCCTTGAAAATATAAAACTGTCAAACAATGATATTGAATTTCCAAAGGTGACGGCATTAAATTTTTGTAAACAACAGAATTTAAAACGTGTGTTGAAAAATGTCCAAAGTATAATCGAGAATGGTGAATTCGAATCTTATAACACAATTGAGGAAGAAATAAAGGGGGCATTACAAGTTGGTGTAACTAACGAAGAAGCTTTTGATGTTTTCCATAATATTGATGAAGCATTAGAAAAAGAAAATAGACATCCGATTTCTCTTGGTGTTACAGGTTTGGATAACTTATTAAATGGTGGTTTAGGAAGAGGTGAATTAGGTGTCGTGTTAGCACCAACTGGAACAGGTAAAACAACACTTTTAACAAAATTTGCAAACACCGCTTTTAATTTAGGTTTCAATGTCGTTCAAATATTTTTTGAGGACAATTCTGGTAATATTAAAAGAAAACATTACACAATTTGGTCAGGTGTTCCATCGGATCAACAACCTTTTTTAAAAGAAGAAGTTAAAGAAAAAGTCGACCAAGCACAAAAAAGATCAAAAGGTTCTATTAAACTTCTTAAATTACCTTCAGACAATGTGACAATTTCTGAAATTAAATCAAGACTTAGAAAGATGATTTCAGAAGGTTTTAAGATAGATCTCCTTATCATAGACTACGTAGATTGTATTAGTCCTGAGAGAGTCGCTTTCGGTGAAGAATGGAAAGGAGAAGGGTCAATTATGAGAAGTTTGGAGGCTATGACGGGTGAATTTGATATAGCAATATGGACAGCAACTCAAGGTAATCGTGAATCAATATCCTCTGATGTAGTTACAGGTGACCAAATGGGAGGATCAATCAAAAAGGCACAAATAGCTCACGTAATTGTTTCTATTGCAAAATCTTTGGAACAAAAAGAGAATAATATCGCAACATTGACACTATTGAAATCACGTATAGGTAAAGATGGTGTAATATTTACTAATTGTAAATTTAACAATGAATTATTGATAATTGATACAGATATACAAACAACATTACTTGGTCACGAAGAACAAAAAGTTCAAAAAAATGTGAATAGAGCCACAGAAGCATTCCATAGAAGACAACAAGTAATTAATAATAAATAAAATATAAAAAAAAGTAGAAATGCAGAAAGGAAAAAAGTTTCTAAGTGATTTAAAGTTACACTCGGATTATTTTAAATGGTTAGAAGAAAAGGGTAGGTATGAAACATGGGATGAAGCGTGTGAAAACATAATAGATGGTCATAGAAAAAAATATGTTGATTATTCGAAAGAAATTGAACCATACTTACAATCTGCTTTAGAAAGTATAAAAGACCAAGCTGTTTTGGCCTCCCAAAGAAATCTACAATATAGACATGAACAAATAATGAAACATAACACGAGAATGTTTAATTGTACATCTGGTCAGATTACTCGTAATAGAGTGTTCCAAGAAATTTTTTATTTGTCTCTAAGTGGATGTGGTTTCGGTGGTGGATTATTGATTCCATTTGTAAATAATTTAAGTAAACTACAAAGAAGAACGAAAGGAACAAAAACTTTTGTTATACAAGATAGTATAGAGGGTTGGGCAGATTCGTTGGGTGTATTAATGTCTTCTTACTTTGTTAATGATCAACCTTTTCCTGAATATGCAGGATACGCGGTTAAATTTGATTATTCACAAATTAGAGAAAAGGGTTCATTTATAAGTGGTGGATTTAAAGCTCCCGGTCATGAAGGTTTAAAACAATCTTTAGAAAAAATTGAAACTTTAATTGAAAAGTGGATTACAAATGAAGGTGAAAAAATTAGACCAATTTTGGCATTTGACATTATTTGTCATTCTTCAGATGCGGTATTATCAGGTGGTGTAAGACGTTCGGCACTCAATATGATCGTCGATCCTAATGATGATGAAATGATACATGCTAAAACTGGCAACTGGTTCACTGAAAATCCACAAAGAGGTAGAAGTAACAATTCAGTTTTACTTTTAAGAAGTGAAGTAACAAAAGAACAATTTGATTACTTAGTAAAATTGAATGATGGTGCAAATGATATTGGATTTGTTTTCGCAAATAGTTGGTTTGATATGTTTAATCCATGTTTTGAAATTTTGAAAATTCCTGTATTAGACAATATAGATTTTTCAAAAATACACTATGATGATATCGAATTATATGTAAAAAAGAATAAAAATAAATTTGGAATACAAGGTTGTAATTTGACAGAAATAAATGCCGAAAAATGTTCAACTAAAGATAAATTTTTGAAAGCGTGTAAAGACGCATCTATTTTAGGAACATTACAAGCGGGATATACAAATTTTCCATATTTAGGTGAAACGTCTAAAAAAATATTCGAAAGAGAGGCTTTATTAGGTGTTAGTATTACTGGTTGGATGAATAATCCTAAATTATTTAACGAAGAGTTATTAGAAGAGGGTGCACAAGTAGTTAAGGAAACCAATAAAGAGGTTGCATTTTTAATTGATATAAATCAAGCAGCAAGAACTACATGTGTTAAACCATCGGGTAACGCGTCGGTTGTTTTAGGTACAGCATCAGGTATACATCCAGAACATTCTGAGAAGTATTTTCGTATTATGCAGTTAAACAAAGAAAGTAATACTGCTAAATGGTTAACAGATAATATGTCGTTTTTACTCGAAGAAAGTGTTTGGTCATCAACAAAAAGTGATTATGTTGTTTTCGTACCAGTTGAAAATCCTAAAAATGGATTATTCAAAAAAGATATGAAGGGTACTAAACATCTTGAGTTAATCAAGTTAGTCCAACAACATTGGGTTAATGCGGGAACAAATCCTGAGTTATGCACATATAGTCCTGTAAATCATAATACTTCTTGTACTGTTATTATTGACGATAAAGATGTAATTGTTGATTACATATGGGATAATATAAACTTTTTTACCGCGGTAAGTTTTATATCTGATTATGGTGATAAAGATTTCAATCAAGCACCATTTACATCTGTTTTGAATCTTGATGAGATTGTTGCATCATATGGTAAGGGATCAATTTTAGCTTCGGGTCTCGTTGTGGATGGGTTACATTATTTTAATAACAATTTATGGTCGGCATGTGATCATCTGTTAGATAACACTATTCCAATAACAGGTAATAGAGAACAAGTGTTATTGAAAAAATATTGGATAGAAAGAGCTAAAAAGTTTGCGAAAAACTATTTTAAAGGTGATTTGAAAAAAATGGTTTATTGCTTAAAAGATGTTCATTTATTCCATAAATGGGAAACAGTAACACGTCAGTTTAAAGAAGTTAATTTTGGTGAAATTTTAGATAAACCACAATATAAAGATGTAAGTGATTTTGCATCTATGGCTTGTAGTGGAGGATCTTGTGAAATTACTAAAATATGAGTAAATTAATTGTGGGTGAAGATTATACAATAGAGGAGAAGTCGGGATTATTGGTCCTGACTTCTTTTTTTTTGACTAAAAGAGGATATTGTTGTGGTAATAAATGTATAAATTGTCCATATAAACCCGAATCAATGAACGGTAATAAAATATTGGGTAACCCTGATTTATTTAAGGATAGATTAAATACACCCAAGACTCGACAATATTAAGGGTGAATATCGAGTCACTATTTATTACAATTTTTTCAATCTTTATATTTATTTCATATGGCTACAACATATGGAATAGATTTTCCCTTTAGGGATAGTAAAACAGGACAATATCTTTCTTTAACGAATACTCCCGAAAGAGAGGTTAGGGCCAATCTCATACATCTACTTTTAACAAAAAAGGGAAGTAGATATTTTTTACCAAATTTTGGAACAAGAATATACGAATACATTTTTGAACAAAATGACATAGTTTCTTTTAACTTAATAGAAGATGAAATTAGAGAGGGAGTTAGAAAGTTTATACCGAATTTAGACATAAATTCAATTACCATAAACTCAGCGGAATTGGATCCTGAACAAGATAGAACATTTTCTCAAGAGGAAGATGAAAGATTATTTAGAGTTTCAGATTTTTCAAATAAACCATATACCGCAAAAGTTAGAATAGATTACACAGTAAATAACGCCGCCTTTTCTTCTTCTGATTTTATAATTATTAATATATAAAATGGCAAAAAAAATATCATACGCAGTAAGGGACTTCGCAGGATTAAGACAAGAATTGGTTAATATGACCAAAGAATATTATCCTGATTTAGTAAAAAATACAAATGACGCATCAATTTTTTCAGTATTGTTGGATTTAAACGCCGCTGTAACTGATAATCTACATTTTCATATTGATAGAGTTTGGCAAGAAACAACACTAGATTTCGCACAACAAAGACAATCATTGTTTCATATTGCAAAAACATATGGTATGAAAATTCCTGGTAATAGACCATCAGTATCTTTAAGTGATTTTTCAATAAATGTTCCTGTCTCGGGAGATAAGGAAGATGTTAGATATTTAGGAGTGTTAAAGGCTGGTGCACAAGTATCAGGTGGAGGACAAGTTTTTGAAACAATTGAAGATATTGATTTTTCAAGTCCATTTAATTCAAAAGGAGAAGTAAACAGATTAAAAATTCCAAATTTTGACGCAAACGATAGATTAATATCATATACTATTACCAAGAGAGAAGCGGTTGTGAATGGGGTTACAAGAATATTCAGAAGAGTTATTACTGAAATTGATCAAAAACCATTTTTAAAACTTTATTTACCTGAAACGAATATTTTAGGAATAGTCTCAGTCATTCATAAAGATGGAACTACTTTTGCGGGTAATCCAACTTCCACTGAATTTAATACAAGCTCGAATAAATGGTATGAAGTTAAATCGTTAATAGAAGATAAAGTTTTTGTTCCAGATTCAACATCAGCATCAGATAGAGATAATTTTAAATCCGGTAATTACGTTAGAGTTACTAATAAATTTATAACAGAATACACACCTGAAAGTTTTTTTTCATTGACATTTGGATCAGGAAACATTGACCCAATGAGTAATTTAGATGATTTTATGTCAGGAGATTTAAAAGTTAATTTGTCAACTTATTTAAATAATATATCATTAGGTAGTTTACCTAAACCTAACACAACAATTTTTGTAAAATATAGAATCGGTGGTGGTAAAAATTCTAATTTAGGTGTTGATGTAATAACAAGTATTGATGATATTGAATTCGAAGTAAATGGACCACTATCAAATGTTAATACACAAGTTGTCAATTCTTTAACAGTAAGAAATGTTACACCGGCAATTGGAGGTTCTGATCAACCTACAATAGAGGAGATTAGAAATATGATCGCATACAACTTTGCAGCACAAAACAGAGCGGTAACATTAAATGATTATAAATCATTAATTGAAACAATGCCGTCAACTTATGGTGCACCAGCTAAAGTAAATGTATTGGAGGAAGATAATAAAATTAAAATTAAATTATTGTCTTATGACGATAAAGGTAATTTAACTGATGTAGTATCAAATACTTTGAAAAACAATATTTTAAATTATCTTTCAGAATTTAGAATGATAAATGATTATATTGAAATACAAAGTGGTGAAGTAATTGATTTAAGTTTAGAAATTGATTTAATTATAGATAAAAATGAATCAAGATCTGATGTAATTAGAGAGACAATAAACAAAACATCACAATTTTTTGCAATAGAAAAAAGAAAAATGGGTGATCCTTTGTTTGTTGGTGATCTATCGAGAGAAATTGGTAATGTCGGTGGAGTAACAAATGTTGTAGAAATAAGAGTTTTTAATAAAATAGGTGGCGAATATTCATCATCACAAGTTACCCAACAATATAAAAATCCTGTGACAAAAGAAATTTTACAATCTGACATGACTATTTTTATGAAAGCAAACCAAATTTATCAAATTAGGTTTCCTAATGTAGATATTAAGGTTAGGGTTAGATCCTTAGGTTCAACTACATTTTAATTAGATTTTTATTTATAATAATAGAAATTTCCATGCTTTCTATTTATTATAAGAATGATACAAAAACATAGAATTGCGACAAATATAGGGGTAGACCAAAAAGTAATTGTAGAATTGAAACAAAACTACGATTTACTAGAAATCTTGTCTTTAAAATTTAGTCAAAAACAAACCTATACTTCACTATGTTCCGATTATGGAGTTGTTTGTGGTAGAATTTCGGTAAATAATGGATTTGGAATACCGAATGCAAGAGTTTCAATTTTTATTCCTTTGTCAGATATGGATGAAAACGATCCGGTTGTATCTGCATTATACCCATACAAATCCCCAACAGAAAAAAATGACAATGGTTTAAGATATAATTTATTACCAGAAAGGAAGCAACATGGTGGACATGAACCTGTTGGTTCTTTTTTTGATCAGAGTGACGTTTTGAATAATGAGTCAAAATTAGAAGTGTTTGAAAAATATTATTCATATACGGTAAAAACAAATGATGCTGGTGATTTTATGATTTGGGGAGTTCCAATAGGACCACAAATATTACATGTTGATATTGATTTGTCCGATATAAGTTGTTTTTCACTTAGGCCCGATGATTTTATAAGACAAGGTATTGGAGTAGACCAATTTAAAAACACATATACTTTTAAGTCATCAACAGATTTATCTACATTACCACAAATAGTATCTTTTGACAAATCAATTGAAGTTTTCTCTTTTTGGGGAAATGTCGATTTATGTGAAATTGGAATTACTAGAACTGATTTTGATTTATCCGATGAGGGGGTAAAGGTTGAACCTAAAGCTTATTTACTTGGTTCAGTATTTTCAGATCAAGGTAACAATTCTGTTAATAAAAACTGCACACCAAAAAACACAATGGGATATAAATGTAATTTAACATCGGATCCCGCAGTTATTGAGGTATTGAGATTCACAAGTAAAAAAGATATAAATAACAGACCAATACTTGAACTCTATGAAATTAATGAAGATGTAGATGATAGTGGATCATTTGTATTAACATTACCAATGAATATGGATTATGTTTACACAAATGAATTTGGCGAAAATGAAATAACTAATGATCCTAATAAAGGTATACCAACATCAGGTTGTTATAGATTTAGAATATCAACAAAAAACGAATCAGTAGGTAGAGTAAGAACAACCGCGTCTTATTTGGTACCTAATATAAGAGAATTTGAAAATGAAATAGATAAATCATATGCGTGGTCAACAGATTGGAGTGATTATCCAATAGGTGCAACAAATAATTCAATTATTTTTTATAGTGAAAATGGGAGATATTACCCTAAAGATTATTTTTATCGATTGACTTATAATAAAGTATATTCTGTATCATCTTTCATGGGTTCATATTTTAGCTCAAGTGGTGGTGGGAGAGATACTTTCTTAGGAATAAAAGAAATTTCACCAAAAAAAGAAGATGATTGTGAAGAAAACGTTGTTACACCACCAATAAATTTTGGTATAGAAAAATTCACATTTGCAATTCTTATTGCAACCATTTTGAATATATTTGAGAGATTAATATATTATGCTTTTATTGCTGCTGTTCAAATTTTAATAATACCATTTCAAGCTTTATATAATTTTAGAATTAGAATAAGAGCATTTCGTGTCACAATAATTGATTGGAGACCATTTGAATTTTTAGATAGAGCGGTAATAGAACCATTACAAAGATTTGGAACTGTTAGATTAGGTATAGCAATTTATCCGGATTGTGAAACTTGTGATAATTTAGATTATGTAAATGAACTCCCCAATACAAACGAAGACCCCGCATTACTATTTACCGAGATTGCAAGTGGAACTGCAATACCTGACAATTATATGGTAACATATGGATGTGCAGGATATACAGACGATGATCCTTCATTGACTAGACTTTATTTTGTAATACCTGGTGGAACATGTTCGCCAGCATCAGATGTTGAACCAACGTTTTTGGCTTCATATAATTTGACTATGTTAATAAACGAACCATCAAGATTTGTTGTCAAATTCAATAATAGTCAACTTTATGATACCTTAGTGTTGAATCAAGAAATTATTAATGGTATAACTACACACTATTTTGATGATTATGTTAAATGTTCATATACAAATAACAGGTTAAATGAACCAACAGAACCAATAACATATAAAATATATGATAAAAACTCTTTATTATTAGGTGGAAGTGGTGGAAGTGGTTTACAAAGTGAACTTCAAGGCGGTTGTCAACAATACGTTTCAGTCTATAGAGAAAATATTGTTAGTCATAGTTATTGTGTTGTAGATCCATCGATATCATATAATTCACTTACTACGTCAAATTTAGTTTTAGGATCATCATGTCCACCTGATAAAATTAATGTTGGACAAGTTATTAGAAATGTAGATGCAAATCCGTGTGGTACGTGTGGAACCAAAAGTGGGTATTCTGAATTTAGATTTGGTTTGTTCACTATTATTCCAGCAGCGAGTACTAGAAATTGGGGTGTAAATTTTGACGCTATAACCGAATATGCAATAAGAAAACTTGTTGCCAAGTTATTTTGTGAGGGATATGTAAACTATTCATTTATTGACAACTGGTTGACCGGTGCATTATATATATTTCCATTTAAATCAAAAGTTAGATGGGATAATGAGGAAGAACTTGATTTAAATTATAGAAGAACAAAGTATTGTGATAATTTAGTTTATTACAAAGTAGGAACAATAAATAATCCTGATAAAAGATTTTATTATAGATCTACAAAATATATTTCGGGTAAATTTAACAGAAGTATTAAAAATACATTAGGTCATCCGACAACTATAGTTGATTTGGGACCAAGAGATGAATTTATTAAAGAAATTTGTGTAGATGCATCTGTAGATCCTAATTGTTCTATTGTTAGAAGTATAGGCCCCACATCATATCAAAATTTTAAAGAATTACTAGGACTTTATATAAATTATAAACTTGATTATTTGGGCCCTGATGGTGGTATTAAATCATTTTTTAAAAATAATGGATTTAATACAATATTACCAAACAAATTAGATGGAAGAGTTTTAAACGGTGATATTTTACAATTGATATCTATAAATAATGAAACCGGTATTGAAGAATTTGATTTACAAAATAGAAATTATGCCGTTTATAGTCCACAGATTTTGGATGTAGAAAGTTATCCAACATTGTTAGATGGTGGACCCATGCCGATAAATTTTGTTTTAGATGGGACGAGTAATGTAACGGGATCTGTGTTTGATGGTGAAGGTTTTAGAGTTAGAGCATGTTTGAATGAGATAGGTAGATTGACTGAAGCATCACAAGACGTTCCTTTCTTTTTATGGGATAAAGGAGGAGATGGATTTGGTTCTGGTACAAATCATCATTGGGATTATAATAACATAGAAGTTCAACCGCTACAAGGTATGACTAAGGAATATAAATATACTGGTGATTCTACACATAAGTATATTTTATTTCCGATGACTAAATTATATAGTGGAAATACATTTACATACCCAAGTATTCAATTTAATGATATAATAGCGGATGTTGTGAGTACAAGTGCGGTTCATACAAACTATGACATGCAAGAAGAGGGATTTAGTGTTTTAGAATGTGATGATGAAGATAACCCGACAACAGGAAATTTATATATTAGAACTGGTGATACAGCAAACTGGGCAACAATATCTTGGACAAATACAACAGATTTCCTTATAAAACCAACAACAACAAATTATAATGGAAATCAACAAATTTTATCAACACCATTTTTATTTTATTTTGGATTGAGACCGGGCAAAACTGCGGTTGATAAATTTATGGAAAGATTCGGGCCGAAAGGTGCTTTTAAATCTGCTGAATAATGGAAAAGAGAGAAATATTATTACCAAGTAAATTATTTAAAAAGGCAAATGATGCGGATTTAAATATAAGAGTTGGATTAGATGAATCTGAAGCGTTATTAAGGAATGGCGATAGAGACATTGTGCTAGATCTTGCAGAATTATTTAATAAAGAAAGACAAGATAGTAAAAATTATAAGATACATGGAAAAATAAAAATGGTTTTTAGAAACATGTATAGTGGATCAACAACGTACCCGTATTTAGAAGAACGATTATATTTAAATGGTGACGGTAGTAATAATAATTTTGATGGATTTTTACCTTATAATGAATTTGCTTTTTTGAGAAATGATGTTGTAAGGGAAGTAACCTTACCGACATCCGTTAGTGGGTCTACTTTAGGAATATACACCCCAACTAGAATTATAACTGGATCAACTGGTCACACAACAATAACAACAGCATCGGCACCATATCATAATTGGAACATTTATCTTTCTTATGCATACACTGGAATAACAAATTATCCCATGGTATATACATTATCGGGTTCACCAAAAACTGAATTTAGTAATATTGTTCATTTTACAAGTGGTGACGGAATACCATTTAGGTGTCAACAATCTGATAGATATTATATTTTTACAAGCCCTGTTAAGCACGGAATGTCTGCTGGAGAGTTTATATCATTTTCAGGAACGTCTATTACCGGAAATGTTTCGGGAAGAACATACACAATTAATAGTGTCGGTAACGAAACATTTGATTCTGAAAATTATGTAATTAATATTTTGAAATCACAATTCAAAACGGGAACAACAATTAGTGGAATTTACTTAGGTAAAAGGTGTTTAGATAAAAGAAATATCAGTGGTACCACTTCACAATATTATGTTCATAAATTAAAAACACTTAGAGAAACTAAAGATTATATTTTAGATAAGATTGGGTTTGAAAGCCCAATATGGGAGGACGAAAAAAAATTATTGTTTGAAAATAGTGCCGGTACTAATGATGTATTAGTTGTAAGAAATAGAATGGAATCTTTGATATATGATTTTAAAGAACCATTTGTTCTTTCTGGAATAACTAATAATTTAGGATTTACTCCTACCGATGTATATGTTTCAATTTTATTTAGGAATGGAAATGGTTATTTTATTAATCCACCAAAAGTTGGTTTCAAATTTAATCTTCATGATACGTGGATAGATGAACACTTTTCAGGAAATACCTCGAATGAGTTATCAATGAGCGGTGTTACTATTTTTAGTGGTGCAACTGCAGGGTTTTCTTTTTCTGGTGGAACATCACTACAAACAGGAACAACACTTGTCGGGTCGTTTGTTGAATATAACAGAAAAGAATTAAAGGAGAGAATAATATCGGAATCAATACATAAAATTATTAATCCATTATCAATATTTGATTATGAACAAAATAATTCTTCAGTTTTTTCTGGTTCAACAACGGATAATCCGTTTGGTTTGATATATCAACCACATTATAGAGTCAAATTAAGAGAATTATCTCCATATACTGAATTTTCAAATACAAACGAAATTTATAATTTACCTGAAAATACAAAATATGATAGTGAAGATAATGTGTGGAGATGGAGAGATCTTTATGATCATGGTAATATTGATCCTGATGGATTTGGAACAGATTTTTCTTTTATTAATAATATTCACTACGTAAAAAGAGATATAAATTTCTATTTAAGAAATGAAGCATATTATATGAATAAGTTAGATGGCTTAGCCAAATTTAAATCTCCTAAATGTTAAATGAAAATAAGAAGAAGTTCTGAAGATTTAAATTTTATTTTTAATGGTGATACTTCATTCAAAGCAGACGCTGGATGGGAAGAAAATTTAAGAGACTTTGAAAAAGAAACTCTTACTTCAATTATTAATCCAGCTGAAAACTATGAAACGGTAAGATATATTCATAAGGAATATAATTGTGGTAGTGGTATAACACAAAATGACATTTGGTTTTATTTTTATTTTTTAGATAACACAAATAATTACACAAATGGATTAGACTATAGTTTAGTAGATATAACACCTAAAGAAAATGCACAAATGTTGGCGCAATCTACAAATAGTTTCTTTAGGTTAGAATTTTATAAAACACCAAACAATACTCCACCTGATAGATCTAATAGAAAACTTGCTTTTGCTAAAAATCTTTCATTACCAAACGGTGAAAAATATTTTTATACAACTTTAAATGATTACATATTTGTTCCTGTATTCACTGGATCTAATTATAGAAACTCTGAAAACATGTATTTGTATTGGTTTCAGGATGATTCCGTTTTAGGTGACACAACATTATCTGGTAACACATTTTGGATGACTGCTAGATTTTTTAATGCTAAAGATGGATCAATATCTAATTTTCATAATAGAGTATTAACACCAAACCACGAATTTATTGAAGAAGAAGATTTTTATTATAGAGTAACATTTGATAAAAGTTTACACACTTATGAAATATGTTCATATAGTGGTAATACTTTATTTGGTCCATGTAATACTAATGATGTTAGAGGTAAAGTTTGTAACTCAGTCAATTTTTATCAAAGTTACACACCATCAACAACTACAATTCCACAAACAACGAGGACGCCCACACCAACAATTAGTGTAACCGCAACCCAAACAATTACACCAACACCAACTAGAACACCAACAAAAACGGCAACACAGACTCCTACACCAACTCCAACAAGAACACCATTTTCTACCTTGACACCAACACCTTCAATTACTGCCTCTCCAACTACAACACCTACACCTACTCAAACATTAACGTCAACACCTACGCCAACTCCAACTCCAACACCTACTCAAACATTAACACAAACAGTTACACCAACGCAAACACTTACACAGAGTGTAACGGCAACTTCTACGCCAACACCAACACCTACGCAAACTGAAACAGCAACGCTAACTCCAACTCCAACACCAACGCAAACATTAACACAGAGTGTAACGGCAACTTCTACGCCAACTCCAACACCAACGCAAACACTTACACAGAGTGTAACGGCAACTTCTACGCCAACTCCAACACCTACGCAAACTGAAACACCTACACAAACACTTACACAGAGTGTAACAGCAACGCCAACGCAAACTCCAACACCTACGCAAACTGAAACAGCAACGCTAACTCCAACTCCAACACCAACGCAAACACTTACACAGAGTGTAACGGCAACTTCTACGCCAACTCCAACACCTACGCAAACACTTACACAGAGTGTAACGGCAACTCCTACGCCAACTCCAACGCAAACACTTACACAGAGTGTAACAGCAACGCCAACACCAACTCCAACACCTACTCAAACATTAACTCAAACAGTTACATCTACACCTACACCTACGCCAACGCAAACACTTACACAGAGTGTAACAGCAACTTCTACGCCAACCCCAACGCCAACGCAAACATTAACACAGAGTGTAACGGCAACTTCTACGCCAACTCCAACGCAAACACTTACACAGAGTGTAACGTCAACTTCTACGCCAACCCCAACACCAACGCAAACATTAACTCAAACAGTTACATCTACACCTACACCTACACCAACGCAAACACTTACACAGAGTGTAACGGCAACTTCTACGCCAACACCAACACCTACGCAAACTGAAACACCAACGCAAACATTAACACAGAGTGTAACGGCAACTTCTACGCCAACTCCAACGCCAACG